GTCAAATTTTCCTCTCTATGGAAAATGGGCGAAATTTATGGCGACTAGGACGAACAAAGCGAAGGTTAAAAAGGAGTATGAACGACTTAGTCGGATATACTCCGAACTTCCTGAGAGTACGAGAGAGTTCTTCGATGGACTCTTCCACGAGGCGGCTCGGCTCCGGGTATTATGCGACGAATACTTTGAGGACATCCAGAAGAACGGAAAGTTCGAACCGCACGAGCGCGGTGGGGTGATATACGAGAGGGAGAGAGAATGCTCGAAGGCTTACAGAGACACAGATCGGCTTTACCAGGCACTGATTAAGACTCTGGACGACAAGCTCCCGAAGAAAGAGACTAAATCGGGATTCTCCAAGATTGACGATGATGACTAATTTCATTAACGAATACTATCAGAAGATAAAAGACGGCACGATCATCGCCGGGGAATATATTCTTCTGCTGTATGAATACATAATCGATGGGCTTCAAAAGAAGTCCTTCTTTTATGAGCCGAAAAAGGCGAACAAAGCGATCAAGTTCATCGAGAACTACTGCCATCATTCGAAGGGCCGGTGCGATCTGCTCAAGCTGGAACTTTGGCAGAAGGCGCTCGTGTCGGTAATATTCGGAATCGTAGACACGGAAGGCTTGAGGCAGTTCCGAGAGGTGGTCCTCATCGTTGCCAGGAAGAACGGCAAGTCGTTATTTGCGGCGGCGATCATCGCTTGCATGGAGTTCTTTGATGGCGAGTACGGAGCAGAAGCTTATTGCTTGGCTCCTAAGTTGGAGCAGGCCGACATTGTCTACTCGTGCTTCTGGCAGATCTGCCAACAGGACGAGGAGCTCAAGAGCCTCATCCGGTCCAGGAAGAGCGACTACTTCATCGAGTCCACGAACTCGACGATCAAGAAGATCGCCTTCAATGCGAAAAAGTCCGACGGCTTCAATCCTCATCTCGTTGTATGTGATGAGATCGCTTCCTGGCAAGGGGACGCCGGCAAGAAGCAATACGAAGTAATGAAGTCCGCCCTCGGTGCCAGGAAGCAGCCGTTGATTCTCAGCTGCTCGACATCCGGATATGTGAACGGCGGAATCTATGACGAACTAATCCTCCGAGGAACGAGATTCCTCAAGGGAGACTCGAAGGAGAAAAGGCTCCTTCCTGTCTTCTATATGATCGACGACATCGATAAATGGAACGACATCAACGAGATCGCGAAGGCGAATCCGAATCTTGGTGTCTCCGTATCGGTCGATTACATGCTCGAAGAGATCGCAGTTGCGGAAGGCTCCCTCTCCAAGAAGGCGGAGTTCATCTGCAAGTATTGCAATTTGAAGCAGAACAGCTCCTCGGCTTGGCTTTCCACCAAGGCAATCAAAAAGGCGACAGGTGAGGAGCTGACGATGGAAGACTTCCGAAGCAGTTATTGCGTCGCGGGAGTTGACCTCTCGCAGACGACAGACTTAACGTCGGCTTGTCTGCTCATCGAGAAGGAAGGGGAGCTCTACGTTATCGCTCACTTTTGGCTTCCTGCGGAGAAGCTGAGCGAAGCGATAGCCAGGGACGGCTTACCTTATGACGAATATATCCAGCGCGGATGGATGTCCACGGCTGGAGACAATTTCGTCGATTACAAAGAAGTGTATCAGTGGCTTGTCGATGCGGTGGAACAGTACGAGCTCCTTCCGCTTAAGGTTGGCTATGACCGATACAGTTCGCAATATCTAGTTCAGGATCTAGAAGCTTACGGCTTCCAGACTGACGACGTCTACCAGGGCTATAACTTGACAGGCGTCATATACGAGACAGAGGGAACCATCAAGGACGGACATCTTCATATTGGAGACAACGACTTGTTGAAGATCCATCTGCTCGACACTGCTTTAGACGCAGATAACAGGAACGGGCGAGTGAAGATCTGCAAGGTCGACAAAAAAGCCCACATCGACGGCGTGGCAGCTCTACTCGATGCCATGTGTGTCAGACAGAAGTGGTATTCCGAGATTGGGGAACAATTACGGAATGCCGGATAAATGGAGGACGTAATGGGAATAGTAGACAAGATCTTCGGCAAGACTAAAGAAGCAGCCGAAGTCATCAATGCAGGACAGACGTTCAAGCTGATTTCAGCTTATGAGCCTGTCTTCCATGATTGGCGAGGCGAGATCTACGAGAGCATGCTCGTTCGCGCTGCTATCGATGCCAGGTCGCGCCACATATCAAAGCTGAAAGTTGAGTTCTTTGGTTCTGCCAAGCCTGACCTCACACGCAGGCTCCAGAAGAGACCGAATCCTTGGGACACTTGGTCACAGTTCCTCTATCGTGTTAATACGATAGTCGATTGTACGAATAACTGCCTCATCGTCCCGGTGTATGATGCGGACCTTAACAAGATTGGTATCTTCCCGGTGCTCGCTCACAGGGCGAAGATCGTGACGCGGAAGAAGGACGGCTCCCTTTGGGTGACCTATAAGTTCCGCGATGGCCAGACAGGAGCTTGTCGATTCGACGAGTGCGCAGTTCTCAGGAAGTTCCAGTTCAAGAGTGACTTCTGGGGCTCTGACAATCTCGCCCTGGACGACACGATGGATCTCGTCGCTATTCAGAAGCAGGGCATCAAGGAAGCCATCAAGAACACGGCTTCTTATAAGTTCATGGCGAAGTCAACGAACTTCTCTAAGGTCGACGATCTAGAGAAGATGCAGAATAACTTCTCCGTGAAGAACTTCGGCAAGGAAGCGAAGGGCGGCGGAGTCCTCGTGTTCCCGAATACATTCAACGATATCAAGCAGATTGACATCAAGCCGTACACGCCCGACAAGGACCAGATGGATCTAATCAACGAGAACGTGTTTTCTTACTTCGGTGTCAATGAGGACATCTTACAGAACAGGGCGTTCGGCGATGCCTGGACGGCATTCTACGAAGGAGCCATCGAGCCCTTTGCCATCCAGTTCAGCGAGACACTGACTAACGCGATCTATTCCGAGCGAGAGATCGCCAACGGAGCTCTCATCGCTACGACAACGAACAGAGTGCAGTATATGAGCTTCTCGGACAAGAAGGCATACGTTGAGGGCGGACTTGACCGAGGGATCTTGATGATCGATGAAGCAAGGGAAGTTTACAACCTGCCGCCTCTCCCGGACGGAGCAGGTCAGAGATTCGTCGCACGTGGCGAATACTACTTCATACAAGAAGAAAATCCAAAGGAGGATGAAACAGATGGCGATCAAGAGTGACAGAGAATATCGTTCATTCAATATCGAAAGACGAGCAAAGGAAGAGGACAGCGAGTCCTCTTTTTTCGTGGAGGGATATGCTTCTACTTTTGAGGAGTATGACCTATTTGAGGACGACCGGGGAATCGTAAGAGAGCGCATCGAGCCCACGGCCTTCGACGATGCAGACATGAGTGACGTCGTGTTCCTGCTCGATCACACCGGGCGAGTTTATGCCAGGACTAAGAACGGAACAGTTGAACTCTCCGTTGATGAGCATGGACTGTTCACGAGAACGGACCTCTCCAAGACATCGGCAGCTCGTGAGGTTTATGAGGATATCGAAGCCGGCAATTATTCACAGATGTCTTTCGCCTTTACTGTCGCAGAGGACAGATGGGAAGAGCACAGAGCAGAAGGCGAAAAGACGATATACACAAGGATCATCGACCGAGTGAAGAAGGTCTATGACATATCAGCAGTGGGATTTCCCGCCAACCCTACAACGGACATCGGCGTCGCTACTCGTTCAGCTATCGACGGAGCGATCGAAAAGCTGAGAGCGGAGCGACTCGAAGAGGAGAGACGCGCGAACGAGGTGGCAAGGCAGAAGCTCATCGCAAAACTGAAACTTATGGAGGTAGAGCATGACTAAGGAAGAGATCATGGCTCTGGATGCAGAGGCTCTCGAGGCTAGGACAGCCGAGATCGAGGCTCTCGTCAAGGCTAACGAAGACGGAACCGACTTCGAGGCTCTCAACCTCGAGCTTGATTCCATCCAGGAAAGGAAGGCTTTCCTTGCAGAAGAGCAGAGGAAGGCAGACGTTGCCGAGGTTATCGCCGAGGTTGGCGTTGAAGACACAGAAATCACGTTCAAGGAGGAAAGACACGTGGCAGACTTTAATGAAATCAGATCTAGCAAGGCTTATGTTGACGCATTCGCTGAGTACATCAAGAACGGAGACGACACAGAGTGCAGGAAGCTCCTGACAGAGCTCGCACCTAGCGACGGAGAAATCCCTGTTCCTACATTCGTAGAAGAGTACATCTCCACAGCATGGGAAGAGGATGACATCCTCTCTCTCGTTAAGAAGACATACCTTGCGGGTATCGTAAGAGTTGGATTCGAGCTTAGCGCTGAGGGCGCAGTTATCCACGCTGAGGGCGCAGCCGCTCCCAAGGAAGAGGATCTCACGCTTGGCGTTGTTGAGCTCAAGCCCGAGACAATCAAGAAGTGGATCACCATCTCCGACGAGGCTCTGGACCTCAAGGGCGAGGCATTCCTTCGCTACATTTACGATGAGCTGACTCATCAGATCGCCAAGAAGGCAGTCGACACTCTCATCAACAAGATCAAGAACGCTCCCGCAGTTGCTTCTGATACAGCTGTTGCTGTTCCTACCATCAGTGCAGATCCTGCTCTTGGTGTAGTTGCTGAGGCTATGTCTCAGCTTTCCGACAGAGCCAACAACCCTGTCGTTATCATCAACAAGAAGTCCCTTGGCACATTGAAGGCTGTAGCTTATGCTGCAAACTTCCCTGTTGACTTCTTCGAGAATCTGCAGGTTCGTTATAACGACCAGCTCGCAGATATCAAGACCGCTGCTACAGGTGACATCTACATGATCGTCGGCGACCTTGGAGTTGGTGCTCAGGCAAACTTCCCTAACGGCGAGGAGATCAAGATCAAGTACGATGACCTGACTCTCTCTGAGCAGGATCTCGTTAAGATCGTAGGCCGCGAGTACGTAGCTCTCGGACTTGTCGCTTCCAACGCTATCTGCACAGTTAAGAAGGCTTGATTTGAGAAGGTTCTCCCCGGGGCGTCCCGGGGAGGCTTTCCTTTAAAGGAGGCTTAACTATGAAGGTAAGAATGAAATCTTCTCTTTTCCACGCGGGCCGCATCGTCAAGAAAGGAGACGTCCTCGTTATTGAGACGGCGTCATTCAATCCTGTACTGATGACGGAGATTCCCGAGATCAAGACAGAGAAGAAGATGGCGGACGAGAAGCCCGCCGCAAAGAAAAGTTCAAAGAAGAAAGGCTGATTTATATGGCACTACTTGACGAAGTGGGATTCTCACTGCGAATAACAGACCTGTCTCTCCCGGCACTTGCTGTTGAGATTCAGGGATATATCGACGAAGCGATCCTTGACCTGACGGAAACGACAGACATTAAGGCATTCGACGAGAGCACAGCGGACGCACTCCTCAAGGGTGCGATCACAACCTACGCACATTATAAGTTCGAGCGCGATGTCAATCGCAAGAATCAGTACAAGGCGAGTTATGACGATCTCAAGGAGAAGATCCTCATGAGTTCCAAGTATTCCACGCTTGGAGGTGATTCCGATGACGTTGATTCGTAAGGTTGGGCTCGTAAAGGAGACCATCTCAACGGACTCGATCGGACAGCCTGTCAAAACATCGGAAACGAGGGAAGTCATCGCAGAGCTCCGCTCCGTAACAGGAACGGAATTCTCCCAGGGACGTCAGAACGGACTCAGTCCGCAGTATTGCTTCGTTATCTCAATATTCGACTATCACGGAGAGGAGACGGTCGTCTACGACGGCAAGAACTATTCCGTTTATAGGACCTATATTGCAGACGACAACACGATCGAGATCTACACCGAAGCCGAGACTGGGGTGACATATGGCTAACAATGTTTCGATTAAAGGCGCGGATTCGTTGAGCGCGGCAGTAGAGAATCTTCTGTCTGCCTCCGAGACCGAGGTCCTTTATGCGACTAAGGATGCCGCAAAGAAGGCGGCAGACTCCACGGTCAAGATGCTCAAGTCGAACTCGAAGAAGAGAAAAGGCGGCTATGCCAGAGGATGGAAGGCAACGAACGAGGGCTATGACTACGTAGTCCATAACGCGAAGTTCCCCGGACTCACTCACCTGCTCGAGAACGGACACGACATCGTGGTCAATGGCGTCAAGGTCGGTCACTACAACGGAGACGGAGTCATCAAGATCGCGGAACAGTACGGCATCGAGGACTTTGAGAAGCTCGTCAAGGCAGAAATCGAGAGGAGGCTCTCAAAATGATAATGTTATTTGACATAAGCCAGGCATTCGTTCAGAAGTACAGATACTTCTACGGACACGCTCCCCTCGGGGCTCAGCTTCCTTATATCGTAGCGACGGACAACGGCTCGAATAACTTCAACGCTGACGGTAAGGTCTACGAACCGATGCAGGCGTTGAATTTGAACTTCTACGCAACAACCAAAAGCGAGACGGACGAAGCGGACATCGAAGCGACTCTTGATTCTCTCGGCATCTGCTGGGAGAAGGAAGAAGCATTCGATGAGAACGGTTCGTTCTATTTAACAATCTATTCTTTTTGGAGGTAAAACATGGCAAACAAGGTCAAGTTCGGACTCAAGAATGTCCATTATGCCATCGTCACGGAGACAGCAGACGAGAATGGAATCACTTCCACCTACACAACGCCCGTTGCTTATCCCGGCGCTGTCAATCTGTCGGTTAATTCCTCTTCCGGAGACAACACTGTCTTCCGTGCGGATGATTCCGACTATTACATCGTGTCGGGTGCTTCCCAGGGCTTCGATGGTTCCTTCGAGTGCGCTTATGTGCCCGAGGCCTTCGAGCATGATGTCCTTGGAATGACGGTGGACGATAACGGCGTTGTCTGCGATTACGACAGCGCAACGGTCAAGTATGTCGCCCTCATGTTCGAGATCAGCGGCGACGACAGCGGAAGGAGATACATGCTGCCGAAGGTGCTCTTCTCGAAGCCTGGTATCGAAGCAGAGACGACAGGTTCTGATGGTAATCAGCCCAAGACCGCGACTCTTGAATTCACAGCAGCGCCTCGTCCCGACGATGGACTGGCAAGAGTTCACACTGGAGACACGACACCCGCGAGTGTATATAACGCGTGGTTCACAACTGTCTACGCAGGATGATGTTTTTGGGGTATCCCGGGAGGAATTCACTCCCGGGATATTCTTTATATTTAAAGGAGCTTGAACAATGAGACAGACAAGAACGATTGAAGGAAAGCCGTTCGATTTGGCGTCGAACGCATTCACACCCATTTTCTATAGACAATTATTCAAGAGGGACTTCCTCGTTGAACTTAATAACTTCCGAGCCCTTAAGGGAAAGAAGGCGAAGGACTTCACATCGGAAGAATTACAGTTATACACGGACCGTTCGGAGGCATTCGCACGAATGGCCTTCTGCATGAACAAGCAGGCGGAGATCGGGGACATCCTCGAACTCCAGAAGCTGACGATCAATGACTTTTATTCCTGGCTATCAATTTTTGAGAATCCTTCCGTGTTTACGACAGCGGAGGCTTTGAATGCGGTTCTTTCAACATGGACGAATAACACCGCACAGTTGGTCGAAGGAAAAAACGCAGAAAGCCGAGAGATCGAGTCATAACGACAGCCTTGATAACACTAAGAGCGAAACAGTTGGGCTTGTCTATGGACGAGCTCTCTTTGATTTCTCTCGGCTTCCTTTACGAGATGATGACGGAACAAGATAACGACTCTTACGACTACGACTACATCGCAGACCAAAGCGATATTAACAAGTTCTTCTAGTAGTAAGAGGTGAACATGGCAAGCGGTAATATTAAGGGAATCACAATAGAATTCCGTGGAGATACCACATCCCTCGGCAAGGCACTCTCTAACGTTAATAAGGAGATCAAGCAGACCGACTCTGCCCTTCGTGAGGTGGACAAGGCTCTCAAGTTAGATCCTGAGAACGTGGAGCTCCTGGCACAGAAGGAAGCCCTCCTTGCAAAGCAGATAGATCAGACTAAAGAAAAGCTTGAGCTCCAGAAGCAGGCGGCACAGGAAGCGGCCACGGCTCTCGAAGAGGGGACCATGTCCCAGGAGGAATATGCCAAGCTGACCGCTCAGCTTGCCACAACAGAGAGCAAGCTTGGAGATCTTGAGAGCGCAGCATCTGATTCCGCTGATTCTCTTGGAGACGCAGGAAGCGAAGCCGCCGATGCAGGTGACGAAGCGGAGGAGTCCGGAGATGCGGCTGCGGAAGCAGGCAAGGGATGGGAGACCTTCGGAGAGATGGCTGTTGCGGCTGCCGAAGTTGTAGCCGGTGCCGTGGCAGGTATCGCGGCGGCAGTTGGTGCGGCCACAGGTGCTCTTGTTCAGTGCACCGTATCGGCTGGAGAATTTGCCGATGAGGTTCTGACGGCTTCCGTAGTGACAGGAATGTCGACCGACAAGGTTCAAGAACTTCAGTATTCGGCGGAGCTCCTCGATGTCTCCTTCGACACGATCTCGTCTTCCATGACGAAGAACCTAAAATCGATGTCTTCCGCTGCGAGTGGAACAGGAGAAGCGGCCGAGGCATATCGACAGCTCGGAATATCTGTCACGGATGCGGACGGCAATCTTCGAGATTCAGAAGAAGTATATTGGGAGCTCATCGATGCTCTTGGCAACGTAACGGACGAGACAGAGAGAGATCTCCTCTCTATGCAACTTCTCGGCAAGGGCGCCAAAGAATTAAATCCTCTTATAGCGGCAGGATCAGACACAGTCGCTGAATTCGCCCAGGAAGCGCATGATGCAGGCTATGTTCTCGATTCGGAGACCCTCGATGCTTTCGGAGCATTCGATGACCAGATGGTCAGAATGGACAACGGCGTCACGGCTGCCAAGAACGCACTCGGCACCGTGCTTCTTCCCATCCTTGGCCAGATGGCAGGCGAGGGAGTCGACCTACTCTCACAATTCACAAACGCAATTCTTGAGACGAATGGAGATGTCTCTCAGCTTGGCGGAGTTATCGAGGAGATGCTCCCACAGGCAATAGAGATTATTAATGAATTCCTCCCGATGGTCATTGAAGTCGGAGGGACAATCATTGAAGTTCTGGCACAGGCAATCATCGACAATCTTGATATTATCCTGAACGAAGCTATTGAGATCGTACTGACGATCACCCAGGGCATCATTGATGCTCTCCCGGAACTCCTTCCGGCGATAATCGGAGTTATCGATCAGATCGTCACGTTCTTGATTGAGAACCTGCCGACGCTCTTTCAGAGTGCCATCGATATCGTCATCACGATCGCGAATGCAATTTCTGAGAACCTGGACGAGCTCATCCCTTCAGTCGTTGACTGTATTCTTCAGATAGCGGAGACACTTACATCTCCCGATAATCTCGAGAATCTGATAATGGCGGCTCTTGATATCATGATCGCTCTGGCTGAGGGACTCGTCGCGGCAATCCCGGAAGTGGTTGAAGAGATCCCCGAGATAATCGCCAATATCATCGAAGCCTTCGCGGAACTTGGTCCTCAGCTTATGGATAACGCTTCTGAGTGGGGTGCAGATATGATCGAGGGATTGATTGATGGTATTAACTCCATGATTACAGGTCTTGTTGATACCGTGTCGAACGTGGCAAGCACAATCGATAGTTACATCGGTTTCTCGGTTCCTGAGAAGGGACCGCTTTCTGACGCTGACAAGTGGGGCCCCGATATGATTGAACTCTTCACCGACGGAATGGAAGACGAACTTCCTTCTTTGCAGAGGTCACTCTATCAGACGGCATCCGTCATTGATAACAGCATGGGCGGCGCTGACTATAGCGGAGCTCTTGAGGGAATCTCGTCTCAGCTTGCAGGCATGGGAAGACCCGAAGTCATCAATGTGTATCTCGGAACGAACAAACTCGGCTCTGTAGTTGTTGACGCACTTAACAGTGAGAACTTAAGAACAGGAGGAACAGCATGAGCCTCGGAAAGTTTTTGGTTATAAATTCGAACAGGATGCCGAATCCGAATCCCGGGACATGGGCGGAGTCGCTCAATCCCATCGAATCGGAATATTACACGGAGAACGGAACAAGGAAGACGATTCCGACAAGGCTTGACAGGAAGTCATGGAAGGGAAGCTTCAATTGTTCTTCAATGATGAGAGAAACACTCGAGAATCTCTGCAAGCTTCCAAGGGTCACTTGCACGGTGGATGGTGTCTCGTATTCCGGGACGCTTCGTCTCAATGGCGAAGTTGCCCTCTATGCCGATTCGGAATATACGAACGGAACACAGGGCCTTTGGACGGTTCCCCTCATCTTCCAGTCATTTTAAGGAGATAATCAATGTATAACGCAAGCCCCGAATTTCTTGGAGAATTGAAACAGAATTCTCGAATCGAGCATCTGAGGGGAACTATCGGAGGGAAGTCCTTCTCTGACGAGAATATCCTGTCGATGAATTATACAAACAGATGTTCCGACACCAAAGAGGTGAGCTTCGGGCTCGCCTATGTTGGACAGATACAAATAAGCCTTTGTGATATAGATATCCCGCGTGGCTCCTGGAACAATCTCAGGATCTCGTTACAGTACGGATTGGATATCTTCAATGGAACCGAGGCGGAGACAGTTTGGGTTCCTGTTGGTGTCTTCTATGTATCGGAGGCACTATGGACGGACACGTGCATCAATATCACGGCAAACGATGCGATGACGAAGTTCGACAAGCTGATAGTAGCCAACGAGATCACCGGCGCGATTTACTCGTTCCTAAACTGGGCCTGCTCCATGTGCGGAGTCACATTCGGGATGACTCCCGAGGAGTGCGCAGAACTTCCGAACGGAAACGAGTTCCTCGGGTTATATCCCGAGAGCGACATTCAGACATATCGAGATCTGATTGGTTGGTGTGCTCAGACAGTCGGAGGATTCGCCACAATAGACAGGAACGGCGCTCTTGTCGTTCGCTCCTGGGCGAGCTCCTCGATTGTGGACACATTCACGGCAGGAGACAGGATCGTCGGTTCCTCGTTCTCTGACTTTGAAACGAACTACGCAGGAATCTCCATCGTTAACATGGAAGACAAGACGACTTCCTATTACGGACAGGGTGACGGAGTGGTCATCAATCTCGGCTCGAATCCGTTGCTACAGTTCGGAACTGCCGAGACCAAAGACAGGCAGAGGAACGCACTCCGTGCAGTCGTTCAGGGATGCCAGTGGACTCCTTTCCGTTGTTCGCTGATATCGAATCCCATTTATGACCTGGGCGATCTTATCAGTATGACAGGAGGCGTCGCAGGAGACGATTCTCTCACTTGTTGCATAATGAGTATCAATTGGACGCCGAAGGGTCTCACGGAGTTCCAGGGCTACGGATCAGATCCTGCACTTGCATCCGGCAAGAGCAAGACGGACAAGAACATCGCAGGTTTGTCCGGATCTACTAATACGGATAAGCTCTCCGTCGTCCATTATGTAAACGCGGATGCCTACGCATTCGAGAGCGAGTGGGTCAGAATAGCAAGGCTGAGGATCGGAGTAGCTAATAATCAGATTGCTCAGCTTTTCGGAGTTATTCGTTTGAACATGAGCTCCGCGGGAATCGTTCGGGTCAGATACCTTTTAAACTCCGACTATCTGCCCTTCATTCATGTCTGTCAGTTCCCGGTGGGACTCGACACGATCACTCTATACCTTCCGATAGCCTTGACGAATATCATCGTCAATCAGCTCGACGTCGAGATTATGAGTGACGACGGAGCGGGTATCATCGCGGTCGATAATGTGCAGATCGGACTGCAGGGAGTCGGAGTCACTTCGGGAGAATGGGACGGCTACATCGACGCAGCCGATTCGTATTTCTTCCCCTTCCAGAATGGTATCGGCTTCAATTATGAGGATGAAGCGGAAGTCACTACATCGAGTTCTATCTTACCGATAACGGCAAGGGACACAGCGGCATTCCCGCTGCAGGCAGGCTTAGCCTTCGGGTACACTGAGACGGCTAACACGAGAATCACTATGGAAGGTCGAGTTCGGAGGTTAACAACCGAAGACGGAAAGCATCTTCTTACTGAGGATGGAAAGAACATTATCATGGAGGATTAAACAATGGATGAAGACGATATCAAGTTATCTGAGATGTCAGCAGTAGCTCCGATTGGAACCAGCCTTTTGTATATGGCTGTGTTTAACGCTGCACTTAATCTGTATGAAGCAGGCAAGGTAACTGCCGAGGAACTTGCCAACCTTATCAATAACAGCCTGCAGTACGCGGGATTGAATACCACAGCAAAGACGATTCTTGGCGCTATCAACGAGCTCCAGGCAGGCGGAGGCGGAGGAGGTTCCTCCGTTGCTTGGAGCCAGCTCATCGGTTCCGGAGCAAAGATCGCCGAGATCACCATCAACGGAGTGTCTACGGATGTGTTCGCTCCTGTATCTGGTGGAGCGACATACACCGATGTCACTGGAACGTTGGTCGCTGGTCAGACGACGGTCACGTTACAGGATTCGTCAATTCTGACTACTTCCACAATCGATGTATATACGGATACGTTCGGGGTGAACCCGACGGCTATTTCTATCGCTGCGGGAAGCGTGACGCTGACGTTCCCTGCTCAGCAGACTAACATTGGCGTGAAAGTGAGGGTGAGCTAATGGCTTGGTATAGGTGCGAAGTAGGCGGAAGCGGAGGCGGACAGTCTTCTTTCGAGTTTCAAGCTGACGTGTCGGGTAGCTGGAACGAGTCAGCTGGAGGCGAGAGGGCTATGCTGACAATAACGGCGACAGATGATACGACGATTTCCTTCGGAACTGGCAGTACGGGCAGAACTAACTGTAGTAATAACGACGGCTATATCGAGATTCACAAGAATGGAACTTCGGTTCATCATGTGACTCTTACGACAAATACAACAGTGGCGCTGGGAACTATTCCAGATATCTCGCTTTCTGCTGGCGATACCTGCGAGGTCGTCTTCGGATTCGAAGGCTCTCACACAAATATAAATATGCATTTATATGACGGAGAGATAAATATAGACGGGCGTGTATCTATAGCGGGAGCTTCTGCTTATTCCAATTCGACAGTTACACTCAAGTGAGGAGGAAAGACAATGATAAAAGGACGAGTACAGTTAGATTTTTGCGATGCCTTAACGGGCAGAGTAAAGGAGAGGATAGAGGGCAATAATGCGTTTACGGACGCCATCAATTCCCTGCTCAATAAGGCGCCTATGGGATGCGATAGAAGAACGCTGGATGCGACGCAGACGGCGACGGAGTCAGTGCTGGATTTAGCCACGACAGCCCTCGGCGGCGTATTGTTATTTCCTGAGGATGTCGGAACGGGATTATACGAGCCGCTGACTCAGCTCCCGACTGCCTATTCTCGATACGGAGCACAGGACACCTCCGACACGAAGTCCGGAGCTTACTCCATCGCCGAGTCAATCGAGATCCCGAACGGATTCCGTTTCGTTCACGAATGGGGAGCCTCATTCGGTAACGGAACAATCAAGACAGTTTGCTTGACGAATAAGTATGGCGCGGAGGCCTACGGGAGTAAGTCATATTTCGGCGATACATGGCGCTTCTCTATGGGAGATATCGGAGGAGCTGCTCGATATATCGGCTTCTGCGATGAGTATTTCTACTTCCTGGACAATCACAGAGCGCTTGCCAACGGAACGCGGATAATGAGGATCAAGAGGCCTCGCCTTGAGATGCTCATAACACAGAAGGCTTGGAATATAGCGAATGCCGAGGAGGTCTATACCTGCGATACCAATAATAGCCGCGTTGGTATATCAGAGGCTGACAAGAAAATATACGTCCTTAAGGGAGCCGCAAGTTCCAACAAGACGCTCGTGACAATCGACCTGTCTGTTACACCGGTAACGGTGACGAGCTCCACCTTGGCGAACACGAATTCAATCCCAGTCGCTCCGAGCTATAGATATATCGGGATATGTAAGCGCGGGAACTATATCTACTTCGGAAAGTCGATTTCAGGGACGGAGTTGACAATTACGAAGCTGAACATCACGAACACAGCGGACACGGACGAGCTGACGGCAACCATCACAGATTCCGCAGGAGATATCTACCTGACCGAAGACACAAACGAGATCATCGGAAACGGATTCGTTATTGATACGGATGATACAGTTCATGTAACCACGGCAGTCGCCAGAGCGGCAGTGGGCTCAAGGTGCGGCGTTTGGCAGGCCTATTCCGCACAGTCGGTCTCCCTGTCGGCGGAGAGAGTTCCTCTTGAATGGCAGATAAATCCGTACTACATGGCATCGAAGTTCTCGCTGGAGAGTGCGGTCACGAAGACGTCCGCCTTGACGATGAAGCTTGTCTATGAGGTAACACATACATGAGTAAGATCTACAAGAAGGAGATAGTCCAGAGCCTCCCCGCTGCCGGGGAACTCGACACGGAATACTTTGTCCCCTTTGACAATCCGGAAGATGGCGGCCTCTCTTACGTATGGAGCGGAGCCGCCTGGATTCCGCTCTTTGACGCGAGACATAGGATCATCGCCCGAGGCAATATCATCGTGCGATGCGACGCGTCCTCCGTCTCCTACGATATCGCTCTTGGGAATTCTAACATCACGAGCTCGTGCAGAGCCTTTGTTCAGAGGACGACTTCGACATCCGTTGAGGATGCTTCCCACGTAATCGGCTGCGAGTGCATCGCGGGAGGAATCAGGGTCTACTTTAATAAGAAGAGTACATCCGTCTACTACGTTAATTATATAGTCTTTGCAAATTAAGGAGGTAAACATGATTAAGATCAGACAGGGCACAACAACGACGATAACTGTCAACATCCCCGAAGATATTGACATTTCGACGATAACTGAGGCTTGGCTTTATATCAAGTTCGATGAGCTCCAGCTCGACAAGGTTCTCGATGACATGCTCGTAGATGAAGAGGAAAACAGGTTCCTTTGTCCGCTGACTCAGGAGGAGACTCTTGCGCTGCCGTTGGGCTATCGCGGATTCATCCAGATCAGAATGCTTGACGAGAACGGTGCCGCTTATACCTCCGACCCGTTGGTCCCGGTTCTCATTGAAGAAGCCTACAAGAAGGGAGTGATTGGAAATGACTGATTTTAACGCTAAATTCAACGGCAAGGAGACAGCCTTCACCGCCGTTTTCGGTGCCCTTGCAGGTGCCGGCGGAACGACAGACTACAACAGATTGAAGAACAAGCCTTCAATCAACGGCGTCGAGCTTGTCGGCGATCAGTCGACGGAGGATCTCGGAATCGAGATTCCTTCCAAGGTCTCCGAGCTCGAGAACGATGCAGAATACCAAACAGAATCGCAACAATCCGCCGCCATTTCCGAGGCAATCGCGGATTTTTACAAATCGTTATGCACGGTTAGGAAACTTGAAAAAACATTGAAATCCCGCGATGTAATCAATGCGGTGTCCAAAGAATCATATGTGGTTTTTGACAACATCAATGTTGCGGATGGCGTGCCATGCACAAAAATTCGAATCAATCCTTTTTTGGAAGTGTACGCAACGGATAACAATAATTCGCCAATTGAATTCACATGGGGAGAATTTACGGCAACGGATAATCCATTGACCGATGAATGGGAATTCACAGGCGGCACCACAAAAACACAATCCCTTGCAAGTGTCGGTTGGTCCCCGGTTGGAAATTCGGCAATGTCGAATATTAGAATCACATCAAAACCCGAAATTTCATGGAATTTGACATACAATTCAAATGCCGAATCAAACCCATGGGGCGGTTTAAATAACAACGAATGGACATATAGCAATCAAATGGGCGGATATGTGTTTTTCCGAGTTGATGGGATTTCTAATGACCGAACAAAAATATTGGAATGGATGGAAAACAACAATTACCAAATCAGTTATGGGGAAAGCGTTTCGGCGAATAATGTTGTTGTAAAATTTGACAAACCATACACAAACGCCAATTTTCAAATTGGAATTGAACGATACAATAAAAACAATCAATGGGAATTTGACCGTGAAAGCACGTGCAGATTGATTGAATATATGGTTGATGCAATTCTATCAATTAGGGATGTAGATTAAGGAGGGCACCATGAACAAGGAATTTTGGATTTCAGCTGGTATCAGAGCGGTCAGGACGATCGCCCAGACTGCCATCGCTACCATCGGCACTTCAGCTCTCATCGAGGAAGTGAACTGGCTCGTCGTTCTGTCGGCATCAGCTCTCGCTGGCATACTGTCGATTCTGACGAGTCTGGCAACAGGTCTTCCTGAGGTGGAGGCAAAGAAATGAGCGAGACGATAATCGTGGCGATCATATCGTTCTTGGGGACCGCGATCGGCTCCCTCGTGGCGGTCGTATCTTCCAGCAACCTCACAAAGTACAGGATTGAGGAACTCACGAAACAGGTTCAAAAGCACAACGAAGTCGTTGAGCGGACTTTTAGACTGGAAGAACATGCCGCCGTGATTGATGAACAGATTAAAGTCGCCAATCATAGAATACAGGATTTGGAGGCGAAGCTATGAAAACGAATACAGGACTTGTCGAATACGCGAAGGCACAGATTGGCCGCCCTTACTGGTTCGGGACATGCGGAGATATCGCAGGACAGAAGCTCTGGGAAGGTAGAGCGAAGGCTTATCCCAAATATTACTCCGATGCGAGACTCAAGAAGGCGCTGGCAAGGGGAGACTTCGGGAAGAAGGTTCACGACTGCTCCGGGCTTATTAAGGGCTATCTTATGAGCAACGGCCCCGACATGGCGGCAACCTATAAGAAGAGTTATGACCTTTCCGCGAACGGCTTCCTTAAGAATGCCGTGGAGAGCGGTCCCATCAGCTCCATCCCCGAGATCCCCGGACTTGCCGTCTGGAAGAATAACCACATCGGGATCTATATCGGTAACGACGAAGTCATCGAGGCGAAAGGGTTCGACTATGGAATCGTCAAGAGTTACCTCAGATGCTCGAACTTCACAAAGTGGATAAAACTCCCGTTTATAACTTACGGAGCCCAAATCGAGGCTCCTGCGGCGTCAGACGATGCGATTGACGCGGATTTCTATATCGTGGTTAAAGGCGATACGCTCTCGGCTATTGCCCGAAAGTTCAACACCACGGTCTCGGCTCTTGTAGAGCTGAACGGAATCACAAACCCGAATCTCATTCGAGTCGGTCAGAAGATCCTGTTCAAGAAGACCGCCGCGTCTTCTCCCAAGACGTGGAAGGGGAAGGTCACGACCGAGACCCTCCCGCTCAATGTCCGGAAGACATCAGACCCGAATTCCGCGATCATCGGGTCGCTTCCCAGAAACGCGATCAGGACGTTCCAGGGTGACGCGGTCAACGGAATGTATGAACTGGAGAACGGTGCCGGTTGGTGCTCGTCCAGGTACATCAATAGATTGTAAGTTCCGAGTGGCACGGCGCTCGTCACTGTTCGTTCAAGCCCCCGATTTTTCTCGCCATTTCCTTTATTGTATATTCTGCTGAGGCTCCCACCGTGCGGGGAGCCTCTTTTTTTATTCCGACTTCCACCATTTTTTACACCATAGAAAACAGAAAAACCTCGAAACCTTTGAGATTCCGAGGTTCTACGTGGTGGAGACTACGGGGTTTGAAGATGGCGGAACAAGTGCCAAAATGCAGTAAAATCAAGGCTTTCAAGCGTTTTTCAATGGTGTTAAATGCAATATTTCAGCCAAGATTTTTGTCAGATTCCCACCATTTTTCCCACCATGATTTACACCGTCGCCCTCTTGATGGAATAGAGGGGAGTGACCTTCAATTTTTCGGAGGCTTCGTGGAGCTCTCCATCTAGTTCGTGGTTACCATAAAGCGCGTGGGAATCTGTCGAGTCACTATGTCCGAAGATCGTCTTCATGAGTCTCTGGGGAAGATAGGATTCTACTTGAGTATAGAATGTGTGTCTCAGACAGTAAGGCGTGAGGGTCGGGGACAAATCCAGCTTCTCCTTGATGCGGTCCAGGCACTTCCCGAGAGCCTGTTGACTTGGCATCATGCCAAAGGGAGAGCAGAAGACCCACAAGGAACCGAGGCCCTTGCTTACTTCCACCTGTTCCTCGAAAATCTCCCGGACTTCTCCGACGAGCTCGATTCTTCTCCTGGCATTCTCATTCTTTCCCGGTGTTATCTTGCCGGTCTTATCCACGGAGCGCTGGATCGTGAGGACTCCGTTCTTATAATCGCCATGTTGGATTCCGAGGACTTCCCCGGGACGGAGTCCGGTGAGGAGCTCGAACATCAAGGCTCTTTCATACCAGAGAGCCGTCGGCTCCGCAAACCATCTCCTTATATCTTCCATCTGCAGGATCTCGCGGCCCTTAGTCGGAGCATCGAAGGGAATGTATAATTCGTCAGAGTAGTTTATTGACATGTACTCCCTCGGGACGGCCCAGCGCATGAACAAGCTGATGACTTCCTTGATATTCTTGAGGTACTTCTTGGAGAGCTGTCTCGTCGGATTGTAGTTGCTTCCATCCTGTCGGAGCCTGGGGACAGGTTCCGCCTTTGAGAGCACGGACTGCCATTGATCGAGAGTGATCCTCCCGACTTTGAGATCTCCGAGCTTGGGAAGAATATGATTCTTGCCTGCAGAACGAATCCGCTCTACTTGGGAGTTATTGCCTCGCTTGTTGATATATTCCTGGATAAAAAGGGGATAAACCTCGGCAAGAGTCATCGAGTCCTTGCCTCCCGACTCGAGCCATGCGAGCGCCTTCTCCCTGACGATCCTCTTCCCCTCCGAACGTGGGACGGAAGACGAGAAGGTCTTTCTCACGCCGTTCCTCATAAGGTCGACTCTCCATCTCTTCTCTTTATCTGACCATATCGGCTTAATGCTGACGTACATTGAAAAGACCCTCCCTAAAAAGTATAATAAATACAACTGCCGTAGAAATACGGAATTGCCTCTCTTAGCTCTCGCTTCCCCCCTCGGAGCGGGAGCTTTCTTTCTTTAAGAATTCGCTATACTTAAGTATACGGCGGAAGTGTTCCTCCGGCATTGTCATAACTTCATCAATGAACTCTGCTCTTCCGGGGACGATGACCTGCTCCGCCACGACCTCGCCCTCACAAAGTGCCTGAGCAGTTACGCCCAGGACTCGGCAGATCTCCTTGAGATTCTTGACCGTGGGCTCGTACTTATCAGTTTCCCACATCTTAATTGAGTAGACGTTAACTCCGATGGCCTTGGCAAGGTCCGTCTGGGTCATGCCTTTGCTCTTTCTATATTTTCTTAATTTATCACCAAAAGTCATAGAATCGCCTCCTGCGATAAATATAACTGAATGTAATGGATTTGTAAACAAAATCGAAAAGAAAGTATTGATTTTCTACGGAATGATTGCTAATCTCAATATGAAAGTTGGGTAAACCCAACCAAAAAGTATAGGAAGGAGGTCAAAAGATGGGAAACAGGATCAGAGCGGAACGCGCGATGGCCAAAGTGTCCCAGGCTCAGCTTGCCGAGGAACTCGGACTTACTACTCCGACTCTCAGGAGGTACGAGAACAACATCGACTCGTGTCCTGTCGGGCTTGCTAAGCAGATAGCGGAATACTTCGACTGCAGCATCGATTACATCATCGGAGTTTCAGAGACAAGGAGGTGACGACATGAAATGCAGAGTGCGAGGCTCATTTCCTCGGATCAGAGAATACTTCCATAATTCAGACGAACTCGGTCAGGTCATCAACAGAGGGACAAGGACGATCATGACGAGACTGAAAGTCGGAGGATGGACGGACAAAGAACAGCGCCTCATATTGGCCCACATGGGACTTGAGGACAACACAGACAACAGAAGAGAGGTTTTCACATTATGATTATTGGTTTATTCATCACGATGGTAGTAATAAGCGGGCTCAATCTTTACCTTTACCATCTCAGCAATTCGGACAATCAGAGCATCCAGCAGGACATCGACCATCTAGTATATGAGCGTAAGGAACTCGAGAAGAGAGTTCAGCTCTTGGAAGCTCGTATCATGAAGGCTCCCAAGACAGAGATCTACTACAAGCCCGACGATGTTGATTCTCCCAGGTATGGAGGTTTCTGATATGGCTAAGAAGGATATCATCGAAGTTTTTATCAAGAGACCCGGGGTGATGCTCCGCAGGATCTCGATCGCGAACACGTTGGAGGCATTCCAGGAAGCAGTCGGCGGATATATCGAGACATACGGTTTTTATGTTGGCGGAAAATATGTCTGCATCATCTGTAACGAGAACGGAAAGATAGACGGCGCTGAATTCAATTTCTATCTGAATACAGGCTGGCGCAAAGAATACTTCGTGGGGACTGTCGTCTTCGTGGGAACGGATGAGGATGAGTTCTGCTCCGTGCCTGTCGGAGCTATCGAGATACAGAAGAACATCCGCGAGGATATCGGTGCCTATTATTGCTACGAATGCGGCGTATGGTTCGACGAGCCGCTCATCCGTGAGGTGGACATGGAAGAGCTCTTCGGAGTGGGAAATGTGTTCTCAGATCATCATCACGAGAAGCACATGTTCTGTCCCTTCTGCGATTCTTCCAGTATTGAGGCGAAAGGGGAATTCTTCCGATGACACAGAACGACAAAATATTGAACTACATGAATAAGTATGGAAAGATCTCGCAGCGCGACGCGTTCGAAATGGGCATATCGAGACTAGCATCGCGAATCCACGAGATCAAGGGTGCCGGTTACTCCATCAAGACCGAGAGAGTCAAAGTCAAGAACAGAGACCAGTCATCTTCCATTATAGCAGTTTATTCACTTGGAGGTGAAGCATGAATTATAACGACCTTAAGAAGGCAAACGCCACAATTCAGATGAAGCCCATCAAGGGCAAGCAGTACGCAGAGACCAAGGAGAGAATCAAGGCATTCCGTCAGTTATTCCCCGAGGGATTCATCAGAACCAAGATCATTGAGAAGGATGAGAAGGGAGTCCTCATGGAGGCAGAAGCGGGTCACTTCGTTGCTATCATGGACAAGGACGGAAGCGTTGTCGACTTCCAGGAGGCAATACTTGGAACAGGTCACGCCTTCGAGTTCCTGGCTAAGAATAGGAATATCAATTCGACATCCATGATTGAGAACTGTGAGACTTCCGCCATCGGTCGAGCTCTGGCTTCCGTTGGTATCGGAATAGATGTTTCCTTTGCTTCATACGAGGAAGTCAATTCCGCCGTATACGCTCAGGCTGCCGAAGCTCCTGTTGAACCTGTCCCGGAGACGGATGCAGAGAAGAAGGCGGCTGGTGAAGAGTTCGTCGGCTTCTGCACGAAGAACAATATAAACGCGGCGCTTGCAGCCAAGCACTTCGGACTCAGAGGAAAGTGTGCAGCCAAGCAGACACTCGCGGCCCTGGCTTCCCTCAAGGAATTTGTGAACGCGGGAACGATCCCTGCTGAATGGAGGGTCGGCTGATGGCACAGGATAGCGTATCTGTTGACAGATTCAAGTATATCGGAGGCTCTGATATCCCGATCATCATGAATCTGTCTCCATTCAAAACAAGATGGCAGCTCCTGCAGGAGAAGGCTCAGCTCGTCGATGATGAGTTTCTCGGCAATAAATACACGGAATATGGAAACATCATGGAACCGCTCATCCGGAACTATGTCTCCAAGAAGTGTAAGACTAAGTTCATCGAGGGAAAGCATTATCTCAAGTTCTCGGATTTCCCTGTCCGCATTCATACAGACGGAGAGAATACCAAGGAACAGCGAATCCTTGAGATCAAGACGACATCAAGGATCTACGACAGTGTAGAAGGCTACAAGCACTATCTCGTTCAGCTTCTGTTCTATATGAGCATGATGGACTACCATCACGGAATCCTTGCCGTCTATGAGCGCCCCGATGACTTCTCTGTAGAGTTTGACCCAGAGAGATTGACTCTCTATCCTGTCGAGCTCTCAGACTACGAGGACCTCATCAATGAGATCAAGCGCGCCGTCATCCTTTTCATTTCGGACTTGGAAAAGGTCAGGGCAAATCCGTTCATCACCCAGGAGGATCTTCTTCCCGGGGATGCCGAGGCTCTTGCCTGCCGCCTGGCCGAGATCAAGGAGCAGGAGGAGCATTTCAAAGAGATTCAAGAAGAGAAGAAACTCGTCGAGGCAAAGCTTGCGGAACTCATGGAGCAGAACGATATCAAGACCTTTGACGGTTTTGGCTGGAAGATGACGAGGGTCTCAGGCAAGGAAGGCGAGAAGAAGATTGTCCAGGAATTCAATTCCGAGGTCTTCAAGGTCGAGCATCCGAGACTCTGGAAGAAGTACATCACGGAGGTCGAGAAAGTCACAGGAGGCAGAAAGACAACGATCAAGCTGACGAGGCTCAAAGATGAAACTTGACTGGTTCCAGGTCAACGACCACACGATCATCTCAATCCAGAGCCCTTATGGGATCACATATCGAATCACGAGACAGGGCGAGAAGTTCCGTCTCATAAGGTCATCAATCAATGGGGACCGCTGGATATCGACTCATGATTCCATCGAGCAGGCCAAGCTGGAAGTGGAGATCATTCTTGAAGAAATTCGCAAACACAGGAGGTAAATAATGAATAAGATCATTTTAATCGGAAACATCACAAAGGAGCCCGAGGTCTCAACAGTCGGGCAGAATCAGACGGTCAAGTGCTCCTTCTCCGTCGCGGTCGGCCGTAAGTTCAAGGACCAGAACGGCAACTATCCCACGGACTTCTTTAACTGTATCGCCTGGGGAAAGACCGGGCAGTTCATCGGGAACTACTTCCACAAGGGAAGCAAGATCGCATTGACCGGCAATATGCAGAATAGGTCCTACCAGGCACAGGATGGAACCACACGATACGTTTGGGAATGTATCGTCGAAGAAGCGGAGTTCGTAGAGAAGAAGACCGAGACATCAGCTTCTGCTCCGGCACCCGCACCCGCTCCCGCGCCTGCTCCGGCTCCTGCACCTTTGGCTCCAGACATCAACGACGCACCACTCGATGAAGGTCCCGAGCCCTGGACTCTCCCCGGCTCTGACCGTCATAAAGTGCAGGATGATCCCGACTTCTTGGGTCTTCCCTTTGAGTTCTGATTATGGTTATTCACATATTCATTCCCGGGAATCCTCCGACAAGGACAGCCCAGCAAAAAGGCGTCTCAGCCAGGAACGGCTACGTTCATTTCTACGAGAAAGCATCTGTCCGTCAAGCTAAGGACGAGCTCGCGTGGAAGATCAAGCCCTCAGCTCCTGCCGAGCCCATACACGGAGCAGTGGCTCTTACTATCCGCTGGGGCTTTGAGCTGAAACGAGTCAAGAAGCCAGGCTATAAGACGACACGTCCCGACCTGGACAACCTTGAGAAGGGACTCATCGACGTCATGACGAAGCTGGGCTTCTGGGACGATGACTCACAGATCGTTATCAAGACGACAATGAAATACGAGGTCCCTGTCGGCGAAGGATTCCTCGAGATCACCGTGGAGGATCTAAAACATGACTGACAGACAATACGGAGCCAAGGAGTGGCTCAATGAGGCGTACCGTCTCAAGACGACGGAGCTCCGGATAAAAGAAGAATATGCCGAGAAGCTCAATCCCGGAGACGGTGCCGTTGATTACTCAAAGGACTCAGTACAGAGCGACAGGGGAAAGACAGCATACGAGGAGAGGCTCATCTCTTACTCGATGGCGCTGGAAGAAGTGGACAAGATCAAGGCGAAGATCTACCGCATCCAGCGGACGCGACAGGTGGCGATATCTCTATTGGGAGACACGGACCATCGCGCGATCTTGACCGCTCGCTATCTGAACCAGAGTTCTTGGAAGCAGATCTCGAGACAGATGAACTATTCCATCTCGCAGCTTAAGCGAATCCATCTCGCGGCTCTTGATGGGATCTACGACTACATTCCGGAGGTAGACAATGAGTGACAAACAGTTTATTAAGATCTACGACTGGATGTATGACCTGGATCTAAACAAGACCGAGTTCCTCGTGTTTGCCCTCATCTATTCCCTTACAGAATCGACAGGCGGATGCCTGGGACAGAAGTATATTCAGGACAGGCTCCACATCTCAAAGAGGTGGGCCATCAATAGCATCGTCAGATTGAGGGAGAAGGGTTACATTAAGACGGAATCCACAGGTAATTGCTATCGTCCGAAGAGGTATGTTGCAGTGGTGAACAGTAGTTCAGTACTGAACTGTAGTGCAGTACTGCACAGTAGTTCACCTACAGAGGTGAACAGTAGTACACCTACAGAGGTGAACAGTAGTACACCACACTTATATATAGATAAGAATACATATAAGAATACATATAAGAATACCACTAGGGATTTTTCTTCAATTTTTTCGGAATTGGGAATCCAAAACGATCCCGAACTGGTAGTCGCAGTGGATGCCTTTGTCGAGCACCGGAAGAAGTTGAAGAAGCCTCTCACTGACAGAGCCTTAAAGCTCAACTTGAGGAAAGCACGAGATCTCACCAATAACGAAGTAAATGGAATCATCTATCTTCTTGAGACGGCAGTGGAGAGAGGATGGCAGGGAATATATATGCCCAAAGAGAAAGAGGTGACACAAGTTGACCAGGAATCAATCGACCACTTTTTTGATGATGTTATTTAGAGCTTTCCCGGGATATGCCTCCAAGGTTGAAGACAAGAAGGCGTTCCTGGATATCTGGAGCGTGTACCTTGAGCCTTACGATTTCGAGACAGTGAAGAAGGCCGGAGAGATCTACGTCAGAAACAACAAGTACTTCCCGACTGTTGAGGAGTTCATCAAGACCATCGAGCAGGGGACAGTCACAATAACCATAACACCGGAACACGAGTTCCGATTCGAGAACAGCGGCTGCACGGTGTGCCCTTATCTCGAAGAGAATCAGACTTCACCGTGCCCGAATTGTGTCTTTGAGGAGGACATATGAGAGTTATTACAATCATCCTGACCTGTCTGGTCATCTGTTTCGAGACAGGGGAGGACTGGGCAAGGGACCGAGCTTGGTCATCTATGACTGACGAGCAGAAGATGGAAGCTCCCATCGAGATGAAAGCTCGAGCCGTCGGAATGACTGTTGAGGAGTTTGATCTCATCAGCCGAGTCGTGGAGGCAGAGAGCGATAGGAGTTCATCCTTGGACGGAAGGATCTTGATCGCTTTGACCATCCTGAACAGGGTCGAGTCCGGGAGCTGGCCCGACACGATCGAGGGCGTCTGCACCCAGAGCGGACAGTTCTCCGTCGTTGAGAACGGCGCGATCTGGAGCGTGGGAAGAACGAACCTTTCAGACTGGGCAGTCATTCAAGCTCATGTATGGCAGGCGGAGGGAGATGCTCCGCACGTGATCTACTTCAACAGCGTTGGCTATAACAACGGCATCGCTTACGGATATGTAGACGGTAATTTTTTCATGGAGGTTTAATATGACACCAAATAATATGGCACCACAAGAAGCAATAGAACACATTAAGCTGATTCTGGTGAGAGACAGGAATAACGAACTGCATTTTGTTTCACATGATGAAGAAATTGCTCTTGATCTTGCAATCAAGGTACTTGAGGAATACGAATCACTTCTTGCGGCGGGATCTATTTTCAACAAGATTGATTTAATTAACACGAAACTTTCCGATCTTCGATCAATGTTGCTCTTACAGAACTCTCGGGTTTTGTTCCTTTGCGATAAAGGGAAGTGCAAGGAGATCCCAGGCTTCAAAGGATGCAATAAATGCAAACACACAAATTGCATTGAGCACGCGAAGAACTTCAAGAAAGTAAACACCGGATTATATGTGGAACAGGAGGCAAATGATGGCAATGACTGAGATTCCCGATGGTATGGTGTTCGAATACAAACCAAAATTGGTATCAATTGAGATGGAACCCACGGAATTAATCAAGTGCAAGCATTGCAAATACTATTTGGAGGACGTTTTCACCGAGGCATGCCCGGGTATTCCGATAATCACAGGGCATGAGGCATGTACCAAATGGGGCAATGGGTATGTTAAGACTGATCCCGAGGGATGGTGCTTCTTGGCGGAAAAGGAGGCAGACAATGGTAACGCTTAAGGACTTCATAGAATTGGATCAAACGATTTGCGGGCTTGACTTGGATATTCGAAACGAGACAGGGAGCCTCCTTGAGATCCATCGCTTCGGAGTTGGAGCTTGGCCCGGAAACCAGAGAGACCGCGTCAGCGAGAATGTGTATCGTGAGATTTATCTTGATAGGGAGATTCTAATCTATCTGTACCCGCAGCCGATTAACTTACATCAGACAGACAAAGCATACCGAGGCCCTTGTCGTGTGTGGCAAGTCATGACGAAGAAGATCCCGAAGAGCATTCTCAACTTGGAAATCTCGCACATAATGCCGTTTACCGCGGGATTCTTGCATAAAGAAAACAACGGTCACTACTACTCGATCAACCTGATACGCAGAGATGAAAAGGATCTCGTTCCTTATGCGGTCGACGAGAACATTGCGAAGAAGCTCCGCGGGATAGAGCCCGAGACAATATCTATTGATGAATTCATTGACACGATAAGTGGAGAGGAGACAGACGATGAATAACAAAGAAGCTATTGAGAGATTATTGTGTATTAAGGAGAAGCTGAAATTTACGAATTTCGGCGAAGCACTTAACCTTGCTATAAAGGCACTTGAAGAAAGACCGACAGGCGAGTGGGAAGAGCCGTTTACACGTAATGGTAAAACATATCACAGGTGTACTAAGTGCCATGTGTCAAGTGAGCTGATTTTGATAGATAGATTCTGCCCTAACTGTGGGGCAAGGATGCGGTAAGGAGGTGACAACGAATGAAAATGAGCAGACGTGAGCGCAAGGCGTATAATGCCGGGTATAACGATGGGCACATTGAAGGATATAACCAGGGCCTTGAAGATGGAAATCCATTTATGACGGTTGCCAAAGCCATAACAAAATTGACACAATCCATTGCGGAAACAGTCACAAGCGGCGAATTTAAAAAAGCCCTTGAGGCTATGCAGCAGGATGATGAGGAAGGGGATTGCAATTATTGCAAGCACAAAAACAACAATTCTACTGAATATCCTTGTGATGTCTGCGGTGAGAGAGGACCTTATTATCGAGATTTTTGGGAGGAAGCTGAGAATAATGAGGATAATGACGAAGATACTTATTAGGTTACTTGGAGTGCTCGTTCATAACGAAATCATTTCCAGAGATGAGGCTCTTTATATCTTGGAACCTCTCCGAAGATGAACCATCATGAACCATTTAATATGCTATTGTGGAAGTAGTGAATGAGTCGTAATCATTCGTCACAGTCTCGCAGAACCATCTCTTCGGAGGTGGTTCTGTTGCGTGAGGGAGAGATCATGAGGTCAATCGATAACGAGTTCTATCGTTCCCAGGCATGGGAACAGACAAGGCGAGCCTATATGAAATCCCAGAGCGGATTGTGCGAACGGTGCAAGGCTCGCGGCAGATTCGAACCTGCGCGGATAGTTCACCACAAGATATATCTCACACCTGAGAATCAGAACGATCCCGACATCGCTTATGGCTTCGATAACCTCGAAGCTTTATGCCAGGACTGCCACAACAAAGAACATTTTGGAGACGAGACAGGGAGGAGATACGAGGTCGGGCGGGACGGAAAACTCAAAATCCTTTGATGCCCCCCTTGTTTTGGAATCGCGAACGACGCCCTTGGGTAT